GGTGCAACGTGGATTACCACCGGACTGACAATCACAACATCCTAACATGCCATCAAAAACCTTCAGCACTTTTACCTACGGCCTTGATACACGACGTTCTATCTTAACGTCTGTGCCCGGCACTCTTGCTGTGTTGAACAATGGCCATGTCAATCAGGGTGCAGAGATTGAAAAACGAAAAGCTTTTATCGCTAGTGCATTGCCAGCGAATACCTTTGGCCTTGAGTCGTTGTCGAATACGCTTGTGGTCTTTGGCAGCATTGCCACGCCTGGTGGACTACCCGCTGGCGTCATCTATCAACAGCTTATTGCTCCGTCAGCTTCAGCTATGGCAGGAGTCGTAAGCTCCACTAGCTTTGGTAATAAGACTTTTGTTATTGCATCCTACGCTGATGGTTCATTCTACGCATTTTATGATACAAAGCTTGTCGTTGATTTTGTTGCTGGTATTGGTGATATTGATTTTACGTCCCCTACAACAGTAGCCGCTGACATAGTGACACTAATTAATCGCACATCAGGCTATACTGCTGTTGCAACAGGCGGAGGCTTATTTAACATCACATCATTGGTCGGCTCTGACTTTACGGTGAGTCTGATAAACACAAGTGCATCCGGCGCGATGTCAGACCAGCTTGTTTCAAATGCAATAAAGGCAACGCCAGCGACTCCTGCTGTTGGCCAGTTCCAGATTGTAGCAGGGAGTAGCAGTGCCTTTGCATCGAATAAGTTGACAGGAGTCTCTACCGACATTACTGCTGGTAACACAGTCACCATAGGCAAATCGGGCTTTACAAAAGTCTACACCTTTGTTACGACTATCGGTACGACGGAAGGTAATGTGCTTAAAGGTGGCACGACTGCTTCTAGCTTACAAAACCTTGTTGATGCCATTAATCACAATCCAGCAACCGCTGGTGTTAATTATGTTTGTGCCGCCGCGAATCCTTATGTGACGGCAACGGTTGTGGCTGGTGTTAATTATCAGATAATGCTAACTTCTATTTTAGCTGGCACAGGCGGTAGTGGCCAAAGTGGTAATAACATAGCCACGGTTGAAACATCAAATCTAACTTTTAGCTCGGCCAAACTTATTGGTGGAACAGACAATGCTATTACTGCCATTACTGCTAATGATGTTAGCTTGTTAGGGGCAAACGTTCCCTTCAATGGCAGCATAGCACAGACAGCGACTGACGTAGCCGTAGCTATTAACGCTTACAACATCTCCAATGACACGGGCTTCACGGCTAGTTCTGCAAATGGTACAGTGATTATTTCTTCTGTCGCACAAAATGATACCGCAAATGGTGGAGCAATTGTGGTTACTGTGATAGGAAATGTCTGCACGGGAACCTGCTCCTTTGTTCTTGGTGGAACTGGATTTACTATTTCATCAATAACAGATATGGCATTGGTTGCACTGACTTCAGGTGCTTTAACCTTTCCTACAAATGGTTCAACCTTAGCGTTGTTCAACGCTGCGTTAGTAGCTAACATTAATGCGCGTACAGGCACGAGCGGATATGTTGCTTTTACAGATGGTGTGAAAATCAATATCTCAAAGAAGGTTTCTAGTAGTGCTGACTCAACAAACAACATCATTGTGAATGGGACAGCCACAACAAACTTTACCTATTCTATTAATGGAGTGTCTGGTGGTGGCACAATCATAACAATGACGGCTGTGGCTAGCCCTTCAATACAAACTGCTGTATTAAATCGACATAGTTCTGGTAATAGTTATCTACTTTTAGCTAATCCATTATCAGTTTTAGTTACAAACGGTACACCACCCTATACTTATTTATGGTCATACGTTATTGCAAATCTTGAAACTGTGGACTCTTGTAGATTTACTACGGAAGGAAATGCGAATACAGAAAGCGTATCTTATTCAGATATACACGCAAAAACAAATCCTACTTGGGCTATCATATATCACAAAACAACAAAGCCAACCTATAATATAACTTTTTTTTGTATTGTAACAGATGGTAATGGTTACGTAGTTAATTCAAACAGTATAATTGTTACTGTTCCTGAGGGATGAGTGCTTCTTCTATACCTTTGCTTCCAACGGAGACAGCCTTCGATGGTGGTGTGTTGGCTATTGCTGGACAAGGACAGTCGGATACAATTACTATTAGTGGTAATTGGTTGACTGAGGATAGTCTTTCTATAACGCTTTTCGATACACTGACGGGACTTCCGACATTAATAGGGGCAGGTGAAGCCAGTGGAATTCATCCTAACTATTGCTTTACTTTTACTCAGAAAGAGTATGTTTTATCCGGTGCAGTAGCTTACTTTTCGGCCGTTGGTGATCCTACGACGTGGAATGACGTGTCGGGTACATTATTGAATGGTTATGTAGCGATGAGCGACTATTATGCTTCACCGGAAACCTTAGTAGCCATTGCACCCTATCAAGGTCGGTTGGTGTTCTTCGCTCGACGTGTTACACAGATATGGATTGTTGACGCACAACCTACGAATTGGGAGCTTTCACAAGTACTTGACAATATCGGAACAATGGCTCCGTTGAGTGTGAGGAACATTGGTGACTTGGATGTGTTTTTCTTGTCGGATACAGGAATTAGGAGTGTTAGAGCGAGGGATATTACTCTAAATGCCTTTGTTAACGACTTGGGTTCACCTATTGACCAGTTAATACAAACGGCAATGGAAGCAGTAACACCTACACAACTTGCGGCTGCGTGTGGGGTAGTAGAACCAACATCGAATAGGTATTGGCTTTACCTGAATGGGGTTATTTATGTTTTTAGCTACTTCCCCTCATCGAAGGTTCAGGCGTGGTCAACGTATTCACCAATATATGAGTCGTTGATAAATGCCCCGGCTGCGAATTATACTGCGAGTGTTGTAACCTACACGGGGTTGACAATAGGAGCTACTTACACATGGACACCGGGTGCACATGAGGTGTCTACAAGCGGAGCCGGAGCGATGACGAGTGCAGGTACCTTTGTAGCGGCTACGACGAGCTTGGTAGTGAATGGTTCGGGGGCTGCGGTAACATTCACTGGTGTGCTTAATCGTGTTGTAACCTTCGTGCCATCAAAGTTCGTGGTTTATAATGGTCAGATTTATGTAAGGGCAAACGACGCGGTGAATGGGGATACCATATTGGTCTATGGTGGCCCTAGCAATGTTAGTTATGATTATAGTGTTTGTACCGCTACCCAACCATGGTTCGACCTCGACGACCCGTCGGTTAGGAAGACTGCTACTGCTATTGACTATGCTTTGAAGGGTATGTGGCAGTTGTTTGGTAGTATGGACTATGCCGGAGTGCAAGCGGGTGGGTCACTACAAGCTATTGACCTTAGTGGTCAACCGTCTTTTCAAAATGGTGAAGTACCTTTCTCTGATGACGGTTATCATATTCAATTATCCGCTTCGACAACGTTGAATACGGCAGCTACTCTTAGTAGTTTGGTATTCCACTTCGAGGTGGACGAAGCTAAATAATGAACTCATTGATTACAATTCGACCTTATCATGCTGATGATGGTAGGGAGCTTAATGAAAACGCTAAGGCTGATGGACATGCAGTTTACTTTCCTTCATCAGTAATTGTGAAAGACGGTCGGATTGTTGGGTATTTGTCTATCAACCAGTTACCCCTAATTTTATCGTGGCAGGATAGTAAACTAATGGGGCCAACCGACTCATTGAAGGAAATAGGTTTCATCGAAGGTGCATTAATAAACTATAAAACCTTCTGTATTCCTTGTGACCCTGAGTCACCTTATATGAGATTCTTACCAAAGGCAGGGTACGCTCTTTATGGTAAACCGGTACACCTATTTCTAAAAGGAGGGTATTAGTATGGGATGTGGCTCTAAAGACACTTCTGGCACACAAATGCGCCAGCAACAGCAGCAACAACAACAACAAATTCAAACTGGTCTTGGCCAGATTAACAACGCGTTTTCTGGTTTTACACCACAATTTTATCAAGGTGTACAAGACGCCTATATGAACTATGCTACTCCACAACTTTATCAACAGTATCAACCAATACTGGGACAGACAAATGCAAAGTTGGCAAACCAAGGATTGTTGGGTAGTAGCTCTGATCAATACTTACACCAACAACTAGGTCAACAAATGGGGCAGGCACAGACACAGATTAGTAATCAAGCCGTTCAACAATCAGGAGACCTTCAACAACAAGTTGGTCAGGAAAAGTCAAATTTGATAGGTCAGTTGGAGACTGCGTCTCAACCGGCAGATGTGGCTCAACAAGCTACGGGGATAGCGTCCCAATTTACAGCACCATCAACTTTCGCACCGATTGGACAGATGCTTAGTCAGTTTGGTCAAATGTTCTTAGGTGGACAACAATCAAATATGTACAATCAATTTGCTAACCAGTATTTGAGTGCATTTAATAATCCCGGTATCTATGCTGGTGCGATACCTCAACCTTCTGGAGGACAATAATATGGGATGTGGGGCTTTAGCTTTACTAGGTGGTCTCGGTGCTGCTGGTATGGGTGCTGGTGCCGTTGGTTCTGCAAATGTCGCTAAACAACGTGGACAAAATATGAACGAGGACGTGGCTCGTGAAATGGCACGACAACGTAGTTATCAAGACCAAGCGTCGATGTTGTTTAAGCAGTCTCTTGCTCAAAGTACACCACAAGCAGCTAACCAACAAATACATCAAGGAGCACAACAATCGTTGCAGGCTAATAAACCAGCAAGCCAGATTCCTTTTGGTGTTTCGTCGGTTGCGTTGCCCGATAATCAGGATGCACAAGCACAGTCTAGATTGGCTACGACTCTTGGAATGGGTCAGCGAGCTAATGCGGCGATGCAGGGGTATGGTAATTATAGTCTACAACAGGGATTGAAAGACCAAAGTATTGGTAACCAACTTGGTGTTATTAATAGTGAAGCCTATCGGTCTTTACAACCGTTGCCGTATGAAATTCAACAGTCGTCGCAGGACTTACAGAAGACGGAAATGTATTCACGGTTGTTGTCGGGGTTGGGGCAAATGATGCTTAGTGGTGGGATGGATAGTGGTGGTGGAATGGGTGGAATCCTTGCAGGATTAGGAATGGGACAATCGGGTCCAACACAGTCTGACGCTCCTGCTAGTATGTATCAATAAGGAACATTATGCCGTATATTCATAATAACAATGCTCAAGAAATTGGTATGTATGGACAAGAGCTTGGTCAATCGTTAGGGCAAGCGTTTCTACAAGTCCCACAACAACGTGCTATGATGGCGATACAGTTGGGTCAGGCACGTCAACAACAGCAACAACAGTTGATGAATTATTTGTTGGCATCGCAGAGGGCGAATGAGACGAGTAGGTATCATACGGAAATGTTGGATAGTAGGAATAAGGGGTTGGAGCAAACAGATACGTGGCATCAGATACAGGGTGGTATTGAACAGTTGAGAGCACAAGCTGATTTGGAACGAACGAGAAATGAAGCATTTAGAACACAGTTTCAAATGACTCAACCTCATGTGTCGGGTGGGTATGTAACTCAATATGAGCCGGGGCAACAAGAGTCTATGCCACCCCCACCTACTCCTAGTGGGCCGGGAATACAGATGCCTCAGTTTGGTTTGGGGCCACAGACGAATCAAGGGTTGAGTCAACCACAGGAACAGCCTCCACAGCCACAGTCTCAAGGTCAACCGGGTGGCTGGAGCGTTAGGCCATTGCCTAATAGGGGGTTGAATGACCAGAAGCCTATGACTGAGAATGAGCGTCAGGAACGGTTACAGCAGAGTCTTAGTCAAGGAGCACAGTTTGCTGGTGTTCAAGGTGGTAATACGTTGACTAATTTCGTTAAGCAGTATTATCCGGGAGTGACTAATAGAATAAATCAATTACTGAATTTGGGACAGTCACAACAACAACCTAACGTTCCTCAACAGTCCCTAGGTGGACAAGGTGGTAGAATAGCTACTCCTGAACAGGTTCAACAAGCGTTCAAGGCCGCTGGTGGCAATGTTCAAATGGCTCGACAGATGTTAGGGAAGTATGGCCTAGTCCCTCCACAATAATATGCCTGACCTTTTAGATAGGATGGCGTTGGGTGGACGGCCACAGCAAGGTGACTTGCTGGATAGGATGGCGGGGGGAGTGGGTATTGATAATCAATATAAACCATTGCCTACGCCGGGATTAATGGGTCAGATTGGTCAGGGACTATCTAGTGTAGGACAAGCCTTCTCACCACAGAATCTCAAGACAGGGTTTGAACAGCTTTCTGGGTATTCTCCCGCCATGTTGGTGAGGCAACCACAATCCGAACCAGAGGCTATTCAGTATAGTGCGTTGCAACAACTTAATCCAGTGAACGCTGTTGCAGCCTTGACTGGGACTAAGTTGGCTACCTCAGTTGCACCATTAGCGAAGCCACTGTTGGCGACGTTGATGGGTTATTTTACACAGCAGATGACAGAAGGTGGTGCACAGGCGGCGGGACGACGGTTTAGTGGAGTTCCACAGACACCAGTAGAGAAGGGTCAACAGGACGTAGCTATGGCTTTTGGTGCCGTTCCGTTTCTCGGTGCTGCGACTGCACCCTTCGCTATGCGTGCGCCGATGGGGAAACCTAGCGTTAGTCCCTCTGCATTTGACACTACCACTCGTTCATTACAGAATGAACAAGGTAAGGCGTTGTGGGAACAGGCTAATAAACCACCTTCTTCAACAGTCGTAGCCCCTTCACCGTCCGTTCCTACAACGGCATTTCACAATGTTGCTGAAAAGGTTACCACAGCTTCAAAACCAGCTACGACTGCTGTTGATATTAGTGGGTATACTCAAGCAGGGATTGACAACATTAGGGCAATTAAGCCTGAGTTGAGGAATGAGGGACATAACGAGGTTCTTGTGGAGTGGGATAAACAGCATCCGGCGACAACACCACCTACGACGGTAGCACCTCTTACTTATGAACAACTTCACGGTGCTATTCATGATACCTATGTTCCGGCTCATAATAATTTACAGTTAAGGGTCACGCAAGATAAGAGTTTGACTCCTGAAGTTAAGCAAGGTTTGTTTAATCAACTAAGGGATAATAACTTTGTCTTGCGTTCTAAGGGAGACGTTGCAGGTCAGTCAGACATTGATGAAGCATTGAACGGTTTGAAACAAATAGAACAACAATACAAAGGAGCACAAAATGAACAAGGACAAGAAGGGCAAGGTAGTGAAGGCATCAACCAAGGACTCCCAAAAGGCGGGACGGCACAGCCGGCGCAAAGCGGAGTTCAAGAAAAGGTATCCGTCGATGACGGACGCGGATTGCGACAGCCATTGCAAGGTGTTCAACAAGGCGTTGCAGGACGAGTAGGGGGTGAGGCTGGTTCACTATTCCCCAAAGGAAACGAGGGTAAACCCACTGGTCAACCAAAGAAAACCATTGGTGAGATTAGGGAGCAAGTAGAACAAGGGGGTTTAGTAAAAGCGGTAACTGATAAACTAAGTCCTCGCCTATCTACGGGGAAAGACATCGTCAACACCCTCCTCGACTCCGACCGTTGGAAGGCACGTGTAGCGAGTGCGCAGGGGTATGATTTTCCACGAACCCACGTCATTAATCCCCAACTGGCAAACGCAATGGCAGTCTATGCTAACTCCGACACCATCGCTCGGTATAAAGCGGCTCCTACTTTAACACAAGTCTTCGGTGACCGCGTTCAGGATGAACAATTCATGCGACAGTTTGGTGGCTTAATGTATGAAGACATGCGTAAGGGAGCAGGTGGGAAGGGGAATCCAGTGTGGGAGTTACGTAATAGTCCCTTTGAGAGTGAAGCACAGTATAAGGCAGTAGCTAACAATCCCGAATTTAAGAAGTACGTTGAACCGTGGAAAGAATTTATACAAAACCCTGCCGAAGCGATGCATAAACAGTTGGGAGGTAAATTAGCCACTAAGGGTGAACAAACAGGATTATTTGCTAACCTCATAGCGGTTTTGGAGAAGCCGACGGTTCCTAGTTATGGTAATCTAACTAAAGGCCCACTAGCTACTCTACGTCAAGGCTCTGTTCATTCAATGGAGAGGAAGTTTAGTGGTGTAGAATACAACCTCAACGCTGCTGATATGGCTACGGAGATGTTGAAGGGAAATTTGGTTAGGGCAAATAAGGAGAAGTTCTATAACACTCTAGAAAAGACCGGTCAAGGTAAAATACTCAACCCTGGTGACCCAATCCCGGTGGGGATGACAGTTTTGGAAAATCCTATACGTCGGAGAACGTTACTTATTGTGGAAGATGGTAAGTCGAAACGTGTTGAAGTTAGTCAGAGACTAGCACTAAACCCCAAAATTGAACCAGAAGTAAGACAGGCTTTTCAATTAAACACTAATGTGAAAGATTGGTTGGCTAAGCATAGTCCTGAGTTAACCTTAGCATCACAAACAGCTGTGCAAGTTCAGGTAAAGCTAGGCATCGACCTAGCTATTCATACCATGAATGACTACCTTGCTACGTTGTTGTCGCCTAAATCTT